AATCATGGGAAACATAGATGACTTTAAAGCAAATCTAATTGGGGGTGGCGCAAGAGCCAACCAATTTAGGGTCACACTGACACCCCCATCAGGGATTGCGATTGGACTTGATGTTCGTAGAACTTCATTTCTTGTAACTGCAACAAACTTGCCTGCATCTAACTTGACTGAAATTCCAGTACCGTTTAGAGGTAGAAACATTTATATTACTGGTGACCGACCAGCTCCTGAGCCATGGGAAGTAACAGTATATAATGACACAGACTTTATGATTAGAAACGCAATGGAATTGTGGCAGAATGGTATAAACAGTTATGTTGATAACACTGGTCTAATTTCACCTTCTGATTATCAGACTGATTTGACTGTAGAACAACTGGACAGAGATGATACAGTTCTAAAGAGTTATATTTTTAGAAATGCATTTCCAACAACAGTAGGTCAGATTGATTTAAGTTCTGGTGAGGCAACTGAAATTGAAACCTTCCCGATTACATGGAGATATCAGCACTTTGAGCCTTCAGGCGTTAGTTTCTAAACCTACTAAATAGTACACACAGTAGGAGAATAACATATTATGGCTGAACTTTTTGGTTTTAAATTTGAACGTGCAAAAGACACTGGCTCTCAAGAGAAGTTTACTGAACCTAGTTCAGAAGACGGAACTCTTGAGGTCGCTGGTGGCGGGTTCTATGCACAACTATTAGACACTGATGGTAGAGAACGAACAGAACATGATCTGATTCGTAGATATCGTGATATAGCCCAACAACCAGAGTGCGATAGTGCAATCGAAGATATTATTAATGAATCGATTGTTGCAAATGAACGTGACCAAGCAGTTGCAGTGGTTCTCGACAGACTCGATTATCCTAAAAAAATTAAAGACCGTATCAGAGAAGAATTTGATACTGTTCTAGAACTTATGAATTTTGATACAAAAGGACACGACATATTCAGACGTTGGTATGTCGATGGTCGTATTTTTTACCATAAAGTTATTGACCAAAAAAATCCTAAAAAGGGTATTCAAGAACTACGGTACATTGAACCCAAAAAAATTCGTAAGGTTAAAGAAATAAGCAAAGAACCAAAAAAGAGTACAACTAGTGTAGAACTTATTAAATCCGTTAACGAATATTTTCTTTACAATGATAAGGGATTAAAAACAGGAGCTACTGAGGGTATCAAGATTGCTCCTGATAGCATCACATATTGTCCTTCTGGATTGATTGACCAAAACAAAGGTCATGTACTTTCATACCTACATAAGGCAATCAAACCTGTAAATCAACTTAGAATGATTGAGGATGCACTTGTTATCTATCGTATATCAAGAGCTCCAGAAAGACGTATCTTCTATATTGATGTGGGTAACTTACCTAAAATTAAAGCAGAACAGTACCTAAAAGATGTTATGAATAGATATCGTAACAAGTTGGTGTATGATGCATCTACTGGTGAAATCAGAGATGACAGAAATCATATGTCAATGTTGGAAGACTTCTGGTTGCCTCGTAGAGAAGGTGGTCGTGGTACAGAGATTACTACTTTACCAGGCGGGTCTAACCTTGGTGAGATTGATGATATTGAATACTTTAAGAAGAAACTATATCGTTCTTTAAATGTTCCTATCTCTCGTCTAGAAGCAGAGGCTGGTTTTAGTCTTGGTCGTTCTACAGAAATTACCAGAGATGAATTGAAGTTTACTAAATTTGTGCAAAGACTACGAAAAAAGTTTACTCCTATATTCACTGATATTTTAAAAACACAACTTATTCTTAAAGGTGTGATTACTTTAGAAGATTGGAAAAAAATTAATCAACACATTCAGTATGACTTCCTACAGGATGGTCACTTTGCAGAACTGAAAAAAGCAGAGTTGATGGAAGACCGAATCAATGCATTAGGTAGTATCGAATCTTATATTGGTACATTCTTCAGTAAAGAGTGGGTACAAAAAAATGTTCTTAACCTTAATGATGCAGAGATTGAAGATATGCAGACACAAATGAATAAAGAAGCTGGTCTTGACCCTGATGAGGGTGGAGTTGATATACCACAGAATACTGATGGTATTACAAGATACCCATCTATGGATGGCGCACCAATACCAGCAGATGACTTAGGTAAATATGATGGTGAGACACCACCAGAAGATAATGGAGAAAAATAATGAGTGCAGAAGATTTTGTAAGCGCATTAAGCGATAAGAATATGATGGGTGCAGAAGATGCATTTAAAAATGCAATGTCATCAAAAGTTGGTGACGCACTAGAAGACAAACGAAAAGAAGTTGCTGGTTCTTTTGTAAGGAATCACATCCCAGAAGTAGAGGAAGATGAAGCAGTTTAACGAGTTATATACTTCTCTACCAGAGAAGGACGAGCATAAAAAATCTAAGGAGTACAAGAAATTGTCTCCTAAGATGAAGGATGCTGTTGACGATATTTTTGCAAAAATGGATGCTAAACCTTCAGATTTCCTAAATACTTTTGAAAAAACTATTAATCAAGTATCTAAAAAACATAAAGTGCCAGAGAAGCAACTTATGGGATATTTTGAAAAAGAAATGTTATCATTTTAAGGAGTTAAATAATGTCATTCGTAACGACAACATTGAGAGATACAGTAGTTACCGCTGCAAAACAAGGTGGTATGGTGACAATTAAAGCAGTCTTTGATAATGATACTGCAACAAACCTTATTCTAAATGGAGATGGATTAGACGGATTTGCGAATGGAGCAAAGTTAGACCTGTTAAGAGCATGGTGGTCATTTACCCAAGGTACTGCCGCTGGTAATACTGGTGATTGTATCATTGAGTTTAAAGGTGCATCATCTGATGTTGTTGCATTACATCTTGCTGGTACTGGACACTATGATGGTTCTGCCGGTGCAATTAAAGCTGCTGCAACAAACACCACTGCAACATCCTCTGATATTACTGGACAAACCAGAGGAACTTCTGGATTTGTAATTCTTGAATTTAGAAAAGATGAAGCATATACTGCATAAAGGATAGGATCATGTCTACTATACATTTAAAACTGATATCAGAACATATCGAACAAAGTACTGATTATCTTATCGAAGAAGCAGAAAACGGTAAGAAGAATTATAAGATTAAAGGTATCTTCATGCAAGCCGATATCAAGAACCGTAATGGTCGTGTATATCCTATGGAAATACTTCAAAAAGAAGTCAATAGATATAATAAAGAATACGTTAATGAAAAACGTGCATTTGGTGAATTGGGTCATCCAGAAGGCCCAACAGTTAATCTTGAGAGAGCATCTCATATGATTACATCGTTGACACCAGATGGAAAGAATTTTGTTGGTGAAGCCAAAATACTTGGAACACCAATGGGAGAAATTGTAAAGAACTTGATGGACGATGGCGCTAAACTTGGCGTATCTTCACGAGGCATGGGTAGTTTAGACCAGAAGAATGGCGCTAACGTAGTGAGAAACGACTTTTACCTTGCAACTGCTGCTGATATTGTAGCAGACCCAAGTGCTCCTAACGCATTTGTTGAGGGTATTATGGAAGGTAAAGAGTGGGTCTGGAATAACGGTTTAATTAAAGAAGCCGATATTGCGGATATGAAAGAAAACATTGAAGAAAATGTACGACAGAATAATACAAAAGCACACGCTTTGGAGTTCGCAAAGTTTCTTCAAAAGTTATAAATTATAAATAAACGTAACAATATTGTAAAGGAGTAATCCCCATGGCAAATGAATTAGATAAAACCATTGAGGAATTAGAAGCAGAGGTACTTAATGAGCTTGAAGAAGCCAATGGTGCGGATGCTCCTAAGAAATCAGCTGGTGCTGCCGATAAGATGGACTCTATTCCAGGCGAAGTCGAAGATACTGGCTCACCTGTAGTAGACCCAAATCAAAAAGACTCCCCTGCTAAGAAAGTCGCTGCAAAGGCGAAAGAAGTAGGTGGAGATGCACAACAAAAGGGTGAAGGTTCACCTGACAAGATGGATACAGGTAATGATGGCATGAAGAAGGTTGCAAAACCTCTTGCTGCTGGATACGAAGCAGAAGGTGAAGAAGACCTTTCCGAAATGGACAAGAAAGAAATGATGGACAAGACGGAAACAATGAAAACCAAAAAAGATGCTATCAATGCTATGTATAATGCTGTTGAAATGATGCAAAAAATGCCTGCTTCTGAAACCAAAGAAATGGCAAAGGCAATCACTGCAATGATGAACCCATCTTCAAAAGAAGAAAGTGCTGAAGAAAAGGTCAAGAAAGAGTCAGTCGAAAATCGTCTGAATACTATTGACGTTAGTGAGCACGTTGACGCTTTGATGAATGGCGAAGGTGATCTTTCCGAAGAATTTAAACGTAAAGCTGCAACAGTGTTTGAAGCTGCCGTTAAATCAAAAGTACGTTCAGAAGTAGAACGTATGGAAGACGACTACCAAACAGAACTGGAAGAAAATATTACCGCAACAAAGGGTGAGTTGACTGAAAAAGTTGACACATACATGAACTATGTTGTTGAAGAATGGATGAAAGAGAATGAGTTGGCCATCGAAAGAGGGTTGAAAGGCGAAATCGCTGAAGACTTTATCTCAGGTTTGAAACAATTGTTTGAAGACCATTATGTTGATGTTCCAGATGAAAAATATGATGTGCTTGAAGCACAATCAGAAAAGATTTCAGAACTAGAAGGTAAGATTAACGAGATGATGGAAAGTACCATTGAACTCAAGTCTGCAAATGCCGAACTAGTTAAGGAACAGGTAATGACAGAAGTTTCTTCTGACCTTGCCGAGACAGAAATTGAAAAGTTTAAGTCACTGATTGAAGATGTAGATTACTCAGATGAGGAATCTTATCGGGAGAAACTTGCTACTCTGAAGGAAAGTTACTTCCCTTCAAATGCAACTTTGTCAGAAGCGACTGAAACTATTGATGATGTAGACACTGGCACCGCACAGGACGTTGATACTACTGGTTCAATGGCTGCTTACATGGCTGCTATTGGTCGTAATGCTACGAGTGCAAAATAAACAATTTTATAAATAGTAGAAAATAAAAGGAGAAACAAATGTTTCAGACAGAACATCTACAAGAAAAGTGGCAGCCAGTCCTTCAGCACCCTGACCTCCCAGAGATTCAGGACAGCTATAAGCGGGCGGTCACTACACTCATCTTGGAAAACCAAGAGAAGGCACTAAAGGAAGACAAGAACTTCCTCGCAGAAACAGCTCCAACATCATTTGTTGGTGGTAATGCTGCACTTGACACATGGGATCCGATTTTGATTTCATTGGTCAGACGCTCAATGCCAAACCTGATTGCATATGACATTTGTGGTGTGCAGCCAATGACTGGCCCAACTGGTCTGATCTTTGCAATGCGGGCTCGTTTTGCATCAATGGACGGTGCAGAAGCACTTGCCGATGAAGCAATGCCTGGTAATGCAGATGCATCTAACCAAAACGCTGCCGGTACTATCGGTGGTGGAGATGTCGGTGCTACCGAAACTAACCCTGCTGTTCTTAACGACAGTCCTGCTGGAACTTATACTTCTGCAACAGGTATGACTACTGTACAGGGTGAGGCACTTGGTGACTCAGGAACTAACGCTTTCGGTGAAATGGCGTTCTCAATCGAAAAGCACACTGTTACTGCTGTAACACGCGCTCTTAAAGCTGAGTACACTATGGAACTTGCACAAGACCTTAAAGCAATTCACGGTCTTGACGCAGAAACAGAACTTGCTAACATTCTGTCTTCTGAAATTCTTGCAGAAATCAACCGTGAGGTTGTTCGTAACATTTACGTTTCTGCTGTTAAAGGTGCAGCGACTAACACAACAACTGCTGGTATCTTTGACCTTGACACCGACTCAAATGGTCGTTGGTCAGTAGAGAAGTTCAAAGGTCTGATGTTCGCAATTGAGAGAGATGCCAACGCTATCGGTCAACAGACTCGCCGTGGTAAAGGTAACATGATCCTCTGCTCCGCTGATGTTGCTTCTGCACTTCAGATGGCAGGTGTTCTTGATTACACTCCTGCTCTTAACAACAACTTGAATGTTGACGATACTTCAACAACATTCGCTGGTGTTATGAACGGACGCTACAAAGTGTATGTTGATCCATATTCTGCAAACGTATCTGCTTCACAGTACTACGTTGTTGGTTATAAAGGTACATCACCTTATGACGCTGGTATGTTCTATTGCCCATACGTTCCACTACAAATGGTTCGTGCGGTTGGTGAGAACTCATTCCAGCCTAAGATTGGTTTCAAGACTCGTTACGGTATTGCTGCTAATCCTTTCCACACAGGTACAGTTGCTGCCGGTGCTGATGGTGCAATTTCCATCTCATCTGCAACTAACAAGTACTATCGTAAGGTTAAAGTTTCTAACCTCATGTAGTCTGGAAATAATAAGAATAAGAGGGGGGGATTTGTCTCCCCCTTTTTTTCGTTATAAATAGTAGTATGACAACAGAAACATCACCACTTAACAGACAACCAGACAAGTTGGATTATAGTAGTCCAACTCAGTTTAGGTTTATGATTAATCAACTTCCAAAGGTACAGTTCTTTACTACGGCTGCAAATGTGCCTCCGATTAGTTTAGGTGAATTAGTTATTCCTACACCATACAAAGACATTCCTTTGATTGGTGATAAGGTTACTTTTGAAAATTTGTCTATTTCATTTATCGTAGATGAATACTTAGAAAATTATTCTGAATTACATAACTGGATGATTGGTATCGGTTTCCCTAAAAATAGAACACAGTTTAGTACATTTCGTTCTAGTACATCAAATACTTCTAGTTCTGGAACTGGTGGTAATACT